CCCCAACCTTCCCACAAATGTGGAAAATCAGAGCGGATTCATAGAATCCCACTCCAAACCGCACGGCCACTCATTTATGAGTGTCCACCTCGGAATAGGGCGACGAAGGTACCCTCGAACTGGTCGAAAACCCAGCCCGGGAGTATCTTGCTTTCCTATTACTGCAATAGCATCAAGTGTATAGCCAAATGAGTCATACCTGCGTTTTACAGGACGGCTCAGAATAGCTTTGACGCTATAACCCTCTGCTCCAGAAGTTTCTTTCCTCATCAGGTACAGTTCACCCTCTGAGCACATAATGCCGACATCGCCGAGAAATTCGGGTATTCGACACATGCGCCAGATTTTGGGGGCCTGCTTCACCAGATGAATCCATAGCCTCTTAAACCGAGCGTCGCACCCAAATCCGGACTGAGCACACCATGTGCGTAGTCTATTACAGATTTGTACCGGGTAAGGAACACTCTTCGTCGACCCCTTTAGAAAGAAGGGTCTGACTAAGTGTCCCCTAAACCAATCGGTGCCACAGGATTCGAAGAACGTTCCGTCCAGGAACGTTTTCGCCCTGTTCAAACTAAACCCGAGATAGTTTAGTCCAGCTATCACTTTATCTGCATGGATGCGGGGTATAACTATATCATCCCCGTAAACACCGATAAGCCGATGGTCCTGTTTCGGAATCGCCACCAAACAGAGAATGTAGAATATCGCACTCTCCAGCTCGAAGGTAAAGCCATTTCCCATCGTGGATATCTTCTCCAGTTTCACAGTCTTCCCATCAACTTCCGTCGATGGAGATCGTGCAAGCATGAAGAGGTGATACCATTCAGGGGGTACAAGACGCTCAACTAACACTTTGCTGATCGAATCGGAGGCCGAGCTCAAATCTATCGTGCACAGCTCTTCGCTGTAAGCACGTCGAGCAAGGTCCCTATTTCTATCAGTTTGGGTGTCAAGATCCAACCCCAGAAGCACAAGACGTTGTCGTATGAATGCACCAATCCCCTTCTGAAGATATACGTTCAGAAGCGGCTCAATGTTGATCACGCGATCCGTCTTACAGTTCTTCGGAACAGTTGAAAGCCTACCACCGCTCACCAGTTTCCCAGTAAGTAAGTTGTTAGAATACCACAACTCGCCCATCAGGATCCTTTTAAACGGAAGCAGATTTGCGGTAAGTGTTACTGGTTTT